CCAAAAATACCAACGAACGATGGTGATGAATACGATGCATTTGGTTATGGTAGACAAATGTATTGTTACCTAGCACGAAGTGGGGTTGCCAAGAGTATCAAAAGAAAGTATAATAAGAGATTCAGAAAGGTCGGGAAAACGGAGGCACAAGAGAACACTAAATGAATAAACTTTGGACTATATGGAAACATGCTCTTGGTTCTTTTGATGAAGAAGACGGGTATGATGCCGAGAATGAGAATCACATCTCATACATTAGGACGTTCATTGTTGTTTCAAATCTTGCTTGTGTGTATCTCATAATGATTAACATTATTGTGGGATGGTTATGAGTAAGTGGTGGAGAATCTGGGCAAAGAGTCTGGGTGAGAAGGTCGGTGAGACTGACCAACAAGCAAACACCATAGCAGTCATTCGGACTGTTTGGTGGTTAACACACATGGCAACATGTATTTTTATTATTTTAAATGCGATAGCAAATCACGGTTGGAATTTATTATGAGTCATTATCAAGAACAAGTAGAACAGTTCATGATGCAAGGGGAACAAAAGTTTCCCCAAGATATCAAATCAGACATGGCAGACCTGTACATGTCTCTAATCACAGAAGAGTATAACGAAACATGGGAAGCATTCCATAAACGAGACCTCGTAGAAGTTGCGGATGGTCTTGCAGATATGGTGTGGGTCATTATGGGTATGGCATCCGTATTGGACATTCCCTTTGATGCAGTCTGGAATGAAGTCCGTGCATCTAACATGTCTAAGTTTGTTGACGGTAAAGTCGTTAAGAACGCAGACGGTAAGATTATGAAACCTGACGGATACTTCCGTCCAGACATTGCGAAGGTGTTGTCATGATTTCTTATATAAGAAACAATCAAGTGGCCAACGAGGATATTGAAACTGATATGTATGGAAACCGTGTTCGTAAGGATACTGGTGCATATGTTATTGTCATAGCAAGTTCAGAAAGTCCACCAAGTCACAAACCAATCTCATTGACCAAGGTTGATGGAAACTGGGTTCCTATGCAGATGGAATTCAATTTTGGATAAGTGGGATAACGCACATCTAAAAACAGCAAAGGTTTACGCAGAGTTATCATCCGCCCGAAGAATGAAGGTTGGTTGTGTTATCGTAAAGGATAACCGTATAATCTCTATTGGATACAACGGTATGCCAGCTGGATGGGATAATAACTGCGAACACGAAATAAAATCTGGTAACACTGGATACGGTAGACAACTCAAAACTAAGGAAGAGGTAATACATGCGGAATCGAATGCAATCACGAAAGTTGCAAAGTCAACGGAATCGGCGGAGGGTGCAGTTCTCTATTCTACCTGTGCTCCCTGTATCGACTGTGCCAAACTCATCCACCAAAGTGGAATCACCAGAGTTGTCTATGACCACGGATACAAATCAAAAGAAGGATTGACCTTTCTTGAGAGGTGTGGTATAATAGTCGAAACAACCGAAACCGAAGACCCCAAGAATTTACCTTGGAAAAGGAACCTTGTACCATGAACCCATTTGATTATGTAAACAGTATTAACTACACCAAGAAAGATATCATGGTCACGCCTGAAGATGAGAAGGGTTATGCATCTTTTATGGTGAATCGTTCCCTGTCCTATTTCTCAGACACCGTAGTGATTGCGAATGAGATGAATAAGTTCCACCACCTAGACTCACGTCTACAATATCAATTTCTTATAAATATAATTAGGAAACGCAAACGTTTCTCTAAGTGGGTAAAACCTGAAATAGAAAATGACCTTGAGTCGGTGAAAACATATTATGGATATAGTAATGAAAAGGCACGCCAAATACTATCCCTTCTATCACCTTCCCAAATCAAAACAATAAAAGAAAAGGTGAATAAAGGTGGAAGAAAATAATTTAGTTGCATGGAGTCCGTTGAATATGCTAGAGATAACTCTGGCTGAACCTGATGACTTCCTCAAAGTTCGTGAAACTCTGACCCGTATCGGTGTCGCATCACGTAAAGAAAACAAACTGTTTCAATCATGTCATATACTTCATAAACAGGGACGATACTATGTTGTCCATTTCAAAGAACTGTTTATCCTTGATGGCAAGAAAGCAAATCTAGAACAATCAGATATCGAAAGACGTAATACTATTGCGACTCTATTGTCTGACTGGGGTCTAGTAGAGATTCAAAACAAAGAAGTTGCACAAGACTGTGCGCCTCTCAGACAAATTAAAATCATTGGTTTTAAAGAAAAGGAACAGTGGGAACTTTGTCCTAAGTATAATATAGGCAATAAATGAGTCAGTGGATATTTGACAAGTTATCACCATATGCTATTCGATTTAGGGAATGGTCTAAGGGTAAGACGTGGGTACAAATACCGTTATGGATTCTTATTGCATGGATGTTAGGATTTGCTAATCCTTACTGGTGTGTGTATCCTGTTTGTTGGATTCAATAGTGTTTGAAGAACATAGAGAAGAGATTCGCAATAAGAAACACTGGTGGTCTAAGATACCTTTCGAGTGGGACTGGAACGAAGCCCTTCATTTGGTTGATACCCATCCCGAAAAACTATATGACTGGAATAGAGAGAAACAGAGACTAGGGTTGAACTCGTTTCATAAACGACAATCTGCACCACCAATTGCATCTGAAATCGTTGCGGAGATGGAAGAGTTCTTTGTAGACCCAGCACCAAAGAAATTTGAGTACGTGAAGGGAGAACCCCAAATCACAAACATTGCGTTTTGTGGGTTTGGTCAGTTCTCTGGTTCGTACCCAAGACATAAGGACAGTATGGATGTGTTCCTACTCCAAGTAATCAATGAGTGCAAAATCACTATTGGATACACGGAAGAACCTTCGAACGCAGACGAAACTGTTGTTATGAAACCAGGCGATTGTGTATATATCCCAAGGGGTACATGGCATCAACTGGAACCAACAGTATCTAGAGTTACCTTCTCATTTGGTTTTGAGAGTGACCCTGATACTGACCCAAAATACTTTATATAAAGCTTGACTTTAAAGTTAAAGTTCTTATATATAGTAGCGTGAGAAATAATTCTCACGTGCGTGAATGCCGCTAGTCGGGTTCACGTCCATCTTGCTAAATTAATATAGGAGATAAAGCAACATGACAAATCTAAAAGTAGGTAAACAACTTTTTCCACGTTCAGCATTCATTGGTTTCGACCATCTATTTAACGAACTGGAATACGCAACCAAACACGCTAACGACCATTACCCACCTCACAACATTGTGAAGACTGGTGAAGACGAGTTCGTTATTGAGGTAGCCGTTGCGGGATTCAAACAGGACGAAATAGCTGTTGAACAAAAAGAACGCTCATTGACCATTAGTGGTTCACATGAATCTAGAGACCGTGAAGTAATTCACAGAGGTATCTCTACAAAAGCGTTTAGGAGACAATTCAGACTTTCTGAGTATGTTCTAGTAACTGGTGCTTCACTAAAAGACGGTATCCTTGCAGTCACATTGAAGACGGAAATCCCAAAAGAGAAGCAGCCTCGTTCAATTAAAATATCTTAATTGCGAGGAAATAAAAATGACAACCGAAGCTAAGTTAGAACTCGGTTTGTTTGCTGGAAGCATGTTCTTAATGTTTCTTGCACTCATGCCACTGTTCTGATACGAGAAAGGGAGAGAGGTGGAAACGCCTCTCTTCATTATATGAAAGCATACATGATTGCAGACCTAAACAATCAAACTTCTGTAAAGTATACAGAGATTGCATTGGAGTCATGGTCTAAACAAACCTTACTTGACATTGAAGTAGTTCAGTGTTATACCCCCGATACTATCTCAGAATTAGAACCCCTCTATAACTGGAAACCACTTCTACACAAGATGCAGAGTGGGAAACAAAGCAGTAAGACTGAGCGTGCGGGTGACATCACTCATTGGCAATACATACAACAACGTGCCAATAGCAGAGAAAGATTCTTTGTGATGGAACATGATTCGTTTCTCGAAGACCCCGAAGAATTCAAACGACAATATGATTTCACTATGGAACATGGACTGGACTATGCAAACCTTGGTCTATTCATGTCTTGTTATTCGTTCTCACGTAGAGCGGCATTGTATATGAATGACTTGTTATTGAACCATCAATTCCCATTGAATGGTGGCCCTTATGGTTGTGTGGAAAGACTGGTGAAGACTTACCTGAGTCATGATGGCAAAGGACAGAATCGTCAATACACATTCATGACCCATCACCCCAACACTGAATGTGTGGGTGTCGGTAAGACCGCAAAAGAACTCTACGAAGTGTACAACAAGAAGGCAGCTACCTGTAAGTTCACTAGGTCATCAACTCAAGTAATATCTAAGTCTCTGGGTATCACCCAAGAACATGATGGAATGAAAGTAGAACCTTGGAAAAGGTCTGACGGCTCTTTTAAAGTTATCGCTTGACTATTGTCTCCGTATCCTGTATAATACAGTTAATCAATAGGAGATTTCATGGATTTTTATACATCAATTGACCGTTATGGTTCTACGCTTCTGTATCGTGGATATAAGGATGGTCAACGAGTAAAAAAACGTATACCATTCAAACCCACTATGTACGTGAACGCACGTCAGAATAGTGGATGGACTACACTGGACGGTTATCCAGTAGAACCCATAGAGTTTGAGACTATGCGTGAAGCTACTGAGTTTCAGAAGCGATACCAACACGTGGACAATTTCAATGTCTACGGACAAAACAATTTCATCTCACAGTTCATTGCACAGAAGTTTCCGCACGACATTAAGTTTGACCGTGACCTTCCTGTAATTACTACAATCGATATCGAGGTTCAGTCTGACCAAGGGTTCCCCGAACCCGACAAGGCAGACTATCCTGTTACCGCAATTTGTACCAAGTCTAGTAAGGAAGAGTTCTTCCGTGTCTGGGGTCTGGGTGAGTATACTCCCAAAGAAAACTGTATCTACACCAAATGTGATTCGGAGTTGCAGTTACTAGACAAGTTCCTTGACTATTGGCAGAATCATGGCGCCCCTGATATCGTCACGGGTTGGAACAGTAAACAGTTTGATATCCCTTATCTTGTTAATAGAACAAGAAAACTCATGAGTGATGAGGCGGTCAAACGTTTCTCTCCGTGGGCTGTTGTATCTTCTCGTACTGTTCGTGGTAAGATGGGTATGAAAGATGTGGACACCTATGACCTCATGGGTATTGCACAGTTGGATTACTATGACCTGTTCCGTAAGTTTACTTACAACACACTGGGTCAACAAGAGTCCTATCGACTCGACCATATCGCACACGTGGTACTGGGTGAACGTAAACTCTCGTATGAGGAACACGGTAACCTACACACATTGTATCAACAAGACCACCAAAAGTTCATTGACTATAACATCCGTGATGTTGAGTTGGTTGACCTGTTGGAAGAGAAACTTGGATTGATTACTCTTGCGATGACTATGGCGTATCGTGGTGGTTGTAACTATGAAGAAGTATTTGGTACGACTACTATCTGGGACACCATCATCTATCGTATTCTAAACCTACAGAAGATTGCGGTTCCGTCCAAGACAGAGAAACCCAAAGGTGACTTTGCGGGTGGTTATGTGAAAGACCCCCAAGTAGGTTCACACGACTGGGTGACATCCTTTGACTTGAACTCACTGTATCCAATGATTATTGTTCAATACAATATGTCACCTGAGACAGTAGTCGATGGTCTAGTAGATACTGGGGTGGAACGCATGTTGAACAAGGTTACCAATACGGTTGGCCCCTATACTGTCGCACCATCTGGTGTTCGTTTCACCAAAGAGAAAGAGGGTATTATCCCTAGTGTGATTCGACAGTACTATGCGGAACGTAAACAAATCAAACGTGAGATGTTGGATGCACAACAAGAGTTTGAACAGACCCCGACTAAGGCACTGTCAAACAGGATTGCGACACTAGACAATCAACAGATGTCAATCAAGATTCTTATGAACAGTCTCTATGGTGCATTGGGTAACCGATGGTTCAGATACTTTGACCAAAGGGTTGCGGAGTCTATCACTCTTGCGGGTCAGTTGTCCATTCTATGGGCAGAACGTGCGGTCAATCATGAGATGAACAAACTACTCAAGACTGACGAAGACTATGTGATTGCAATTGATACCGACTCGGTCTACATGCGTATGGGGCCTCTGGTTGAACAGTTCAAACCAAAAGACCCTGTCAAGTTTCTGGACAAGATATGTTCCGAACACTTCGAACCTGTACTGACTAAGGCATACGCTGAACTTGCGGAATACACAAATGCATATGTGAATCGTATGGAGATGGGACGTGAGGTTATTGCTGACCGTGGTATCTGGGTGGCAAAGAAGAGATACATACTAAACGTCCACAATAATGAAGGCGTCCAGTACGCAAAACCCAAGATGAAGATTATGGGTATTGAGGCAATCAAATCATCGACCCCACAGGTTGTGCGTGAGAAGATGAAAGAAATGTTTCACCTCATTGTAAACGGTTCCGAAGATGACACACAAAAGTTCATCTCCACCTTTAGACGTGAGTTTACCAGTCTACCCGCAGAAGATGTTTCATTCCCTCGTGGAGTGAGTGATGTTAAGAAGTGGAGTGACCGCAAGACTATCTACAAGAAGGCGTGTCCGATTCATGTTCGGGGCGCTTTGTTATATAACAAGTACACCAAGGGTATGCGTCACGAG